CCCGCTTGAGGGTTCGTTTGATTGCCCATCTATTACAACTCCCTTCGTATTAGTCTGCTTGCTAAGCTGATAATCGTTCGCGATATCGCAGTCAATAAAATTAAGGCTCTGCTTTCTCTTATTGCCTCCTTCATACGGTGGGTATCCGAACAGCTCTAATAATTGATTGTCCGTCAGAGCGCCGCGGTTGCCTAAGATATCAGCTAGGGCGATCTTTGTTGTTGTGCTTGCGAAATTTAGCCTTTGCGGATAAAAAATAACCTCATTCCCGAATTGCAATTCCCGCTCGGTAAACAAGGTTTTTGAATGCGCTTGCCCTAACGCTATAATTATTGATTCCAGCGTCTTTTCATAAAATGCCTGGTACTGTTCTTCTGTAAAATCTCCTGAGAGTATTGGCAGGGATACGCCATAGCTATTTAATATCTTGGATTGCAGAAACTCCATTGTGTCCTTGTCGATAAGCTTCGGGTCCAGTGGGACCGGCGTGTATTCGCTTTTCAAATCCATCGGCAATATGCCGCTTTCGTTAGCCTTAATAGCTTTTAAAAATTTCTCCTGTTCTTGTTGAAGCTTTTCGTCACTTAACAGTGAGTTTTGCTTTAGGATAACCCGAACCGCAAGGCTGGCCTTAACAGCGTTTCCGATACCTTGAATGACCGTGTTTTCCGTTTCAAGAACCTTTAGCAAGGATTTATTTATCGGCTGGCCGTTTTCATCTCCGCCTAAAATATCGCTCAAAGAGTAATCTTTGCGGATATGTATGACGTCTGCGTACGGAAGCGTGTAATTCTGGCCGTTTCCAAATGTCATTTTGATAAACAGCGCTTCTGATTCGTCTTGCATAAACTCAACAACCCGCGGGTTCAGCGGGTATAGTCCCGTATATGTACGTGTATCCCCCGCGTTTATATAGGTCGGATAGATGAAAGCGTTATTTGTTAATTCTAAAAGCCAAATTATTTTTTCCAGATAATCCTTTGTTGTCATTAAAGGATTTGGAGCAAACTTTAGTAGCCGGTTTATGCTACCATTTACACCGGTCTGCATTCCGGTTTCACTGTCAACGCGTATATGCTTTGGCGTTAATTTTGAAATTTCAGCAGCTTTGCAGCGTATACAGCTTTGAACCACATCACTGGCATATATATTATCGCCGTAGCTGGAGAATATAGGAGTGTAGCCGCTCAACATCAGCGCTTGCTTTTGCAGCTTCCTTTGTTTTAATTTACTAAAAATATTAGTTAATGCCATTTCCTTACATCACCCCACTTTTCACGCGGCATTTACATATTCCAGATATTCCGTTCGGTATCTATTGTAGATAGCATAAATAATAATAAGCGCTACAGCCCCATCAATACGCCTGTTCCGCTTGTCGTTTACCTTTACGGGCATGATCAGGCCCAAATTATTAATTTTCATTGCTGTATTCTCTAAACACCACCTGTCAATCGGATTGTTGTTATAGTTTATTAATTTGCTTCTTAAATCAGCTTCAACAAGCTTCATCGGATTAGACAGGTTATCGTAATCCTGCCGTACCCGCTCCGTATCCAGCCCGTAATCATCCATTTCCTTGATCCAGTATTTTGCGTTCCAATTATCGTATCCGGTCATGAATATTTTAATACCGTATTGACGCGCAAGCTTTACAAACCAGGCAGTTATTAAGCTATAATCGTTTTCATTGCCTGGACAAACCGTCAGCAAATTACTCTTTGCCCAATCCAAATAATCCTTTTTGTCTTCCTCCGCGCCTTCCTCCAGCTTCGTTTCGGGAATAAAATAATGGCTAAAAATATATTTTCTATTACTGCCTTTTTTCATCAACAGAATTTTAGCCGCCGCAAGGTCTGTTGTTTCAGAAAGGTCAACGCCTCCTATGGCTATACAGCCTCTAAAATCCTCGATGTTAAAGGTTTCGGAATTAATTATTTCATCCTCAGACAGCCAGGCTTCCGCGTTGTTTTGCTTTATATTAAAATCTTTAGCAAGAGTAAAAACCCTGTCGCTTTTATCGGCCTGTGCCTTGCGTAGCTGATCCTCAAGATAAGCATATTTTTTAATTGTTCCAAGCGAAGGATTTGACTTACTCCATGATTGTCTATCCTGATATATTTCTAACTCGGAATCTTGCGTATATAACCAAATCAGAAGCGTTGGATCGTCACGTTCACCGTTAAGCACTTCACGCGCATATTTCAATTCTTTATCAAGATAGCCGTCGTTTTCGAATCCTTCGGTTGTAATATTGATAAATATGGGCTCGTCTTTTGTTGACTGTGATTGCTCTATACTTTTTGCTATAACGTTATTTTTCATTTCATGTGATTCATCCAATACAGCAAAATCTATATTGCGGCCCTCTTTATTCCTGGTCTTCTCGGATAGCTTTTTTATAGTGGATTTATTGCGTAAATTGAAAATACCTTTTAAATTTTTGTGCGTTCGCTTACCCTTCCTGTCGAACTGCTCACGCATATTGTTAATTTCATCAAATATGATACTTGCTTGGGCATCGTCATTGCTGGAGCATATTACATCCACGCCGCCGTTCCCTACCATCAATTCAGTTAAGGCAAGCGCAGCACATAGCGTGCTTTTGCCGTTCTTCCGGGCAATTAAAAGCAGCAATTTTTTAAATCTGCGTAACCCGGTATCCCTCCAACGAAACGAGTAAAAAGCTTCGATCAACGCCTTTTCCCATAATTCCAATAAAAAAGGCATACCATGAAACGGGCTTTTGGTATGCTTGCAGAAGGTTTCTATAAATTCTATCCTTAAATCCGCGCCGGAAGTGTCATAATAAAATCGTTCATCGCTTAGGTCTTGGAGCAAATTATACAAGCACGTTTTTAATTCTTCCCCTTTGATGATTTCGCCGCTTTGCGTTTTTTGGAAATACTCAAGAAGGAAAGAATGTTTTCCGTTTACCGTGCAGCTTTGCAGGTCAACGATCAGGTTTTTCATTCATCTATCGCCGCTTTTTTCGCCATTATCCACTTGTCAAACTCGTCGTCCTCCTCCGGTATATTTTTCGATAATACGCTATTGAGCGCCTTAATCACAACGGCATAGCTGTTTACGTTCTTAAGGTACTGTTTCGCTGCCTCTGTGGGCTTCTGTAGTCCGTTTATAGTAGGATGAAGCCTAACCATACCTGTTTCATTTATAACCGCCTTAAGCCGCAAATTCTCAGCATACAGGAAAGCAGCATCTTGAATAAGCCCGTCAACCAGTTTCTTTTTTCCCGGCTCAACCTCCGAAAATATTTCTTCCAGTTTGCTTAATTCTGTTCCGTATTCCTGACCTTTTATCAATTTTCAAAACACCTCCAATGATTTTCAAATTTTTCGGTTTGTGCGAAAGAGAGGACCACTCCAACGGTCTCCCGTAGGGATGTAGAAAGTAAGATAGGGGGGGATATTTTCTCAGAAACTTTACGCTGAATATTCGTCAAACCATTTATCTATGTACCGCTTCCACTCAGCTTTATTGCTTTGTCGATAATCCCCACACATATCTAACCGGCGATAACATTCTTCTTTTGCACAATCCACAAATTCCAGCTCTGCCCCTATATCCTTTGTAAGCTTATCCCTATCAAACCGTTTAGGATAGCCGCCGATCACCCACGCGCTGTTAAACATTCCGTACCTGGTTTTTATGTTATCAAGTAAGCAATTCTTTAAAGCAAATAGATTTAATTTTAGGTTGTCCGGCTTGTCATAGAGAGAAAGCAACGTGACAGCCTGATACAAGGTATCCATATCAACAACCATGTCACCACGCCGCATGTTCTCTTTAACAAATGTTTTCTTGCCTGACAGCGGAGGCCCATAAACTATATATACTCCGTTATGCCTTTTGGTTAAATGTTTATTGCCATGTCCAAAGCGTCCATGAACCTTATTATGACAATCGAAACATACTATTTTTATATTCTCTGGGTTAAGGGAAACAATATAATCATTAACATTAGCAAGCGTTAATTCAACCGGCGAATGATGCAGGATGATATCTTTTGATTCTGTAATATGCTTTCCGCACTCTTCACATATAACGCCGCTTTCCTCTGCTCGTTCCAAAATCAAAACTTTACGGAAATTCTCCCATGCGTTGGAATCGTAAAATTCCTTTAATGTAGTCCACACATTACCACCCCTTCATTTCAAGCTCTTGCTTCTTTAACTCCAAGGCTTCTTCATCTCTGAACATTCCAAGATGCCTCCCTAAATCTTCAAGTGCTTTTACCTTATCATGCAGCTTTAAAGCCATGCCGTCGCGGGTTTCTTTTATCTGAGCTATGGCTCCAATCTTATCCGCTGGCATTTCACTTGTTTGGAGAACAATAACGCGACGGATTATTTTTGTAATAGGTTTGCTTTTATCCGGCTGGCCGTCTTTATCCTTTTCATAGCCTATCACAATCTCTAAGTCTTCAACCTTCAAATAATCAGTTATTTTAGAAAAAGCTATTACAGCAAGTTCTTCTATAACTCTATCCTGAGTAATTTGCATCCGCTTTACGCGTTCTTCCATCAACTCAGAAATACGCGCTTGAACGTCTTTATATGTTAGCAGTCTTGCACCTTGTTCATTGGCTGTTTTCTCACTGTATCCCGCTCTAGTTGCGGCTTGTGTAGCGTTTAAATCTATTAGCCACTCCTGACAAAATAGCTCACGCTTTTTATTTTTAAGCTTTGCCATTATCACCACCTACCCGCTAAAAAAGAAAAAGCAAGGGTTTCAAGCCTTGCTTTCTTGCTGTACAGCTATCAAAATTAAGTTGTTTTAAAATTTGCTTTTTATTATAGTAATGCATTTTATGTACCCTGTGAAGTGAGCATATCCGACACGAAAACGACACGTGACAAAATGCTTCCGTCATATTCGGCAAAGATTTGCTTCACCTAATTTAGCCAAACAATCCCGCTCCCTTCGTTCAAATTTTAACTTCCGCTTCGTTCCAATTCCACCAGCCTTGTTTTCCCTTCACTGGAATAGGCTTTTCAAACATAACCGGGTCTTTTAACTTCCACGCAAACCGCCCTGGTGAATAATCGCCTAATAGCCGCTCCCGTTCGGATATACTGTCAACAATTTGATCCACGGGAACGCAGTCTACAAGTTCAACTGTACCGATTATTGCACCGTATTCAAGTTTCGCCGGACACGACGGCGACAAACCTTGACTTTCAGTCAACAACGCCTCTATTTTCGGAATATCTTCCAAGGAAATAAACCTTGATTTCCATGGGTCTTTTTTCGTCGCATGAATAAATACGCGCCCACGAATATTAGTTTTATGCCCTCTCGTCTCATTTCCTTTTAGCCCTGCAACAACGGCGTATGCAAAAGGTTGATGCATTGAAAATCCTTTCATAATCCAGCCTCCTTGATTAAACTATATCTTCACAAATATCCATCAAGGCCCCGGCCCCAAAAAGAGTGATAACGATTTTTTGGATAAGCCGCTTTTTATGCCTTTGGAATGTTCTTTCACTGCTGCCTACAGTTCCGTCGCTTTCCTTCATAGTCTCTAGCTGCTCTAAAATATCATCATTTTTTGCTTTATTAAAATATTTCTCTTCGATGATAAAGAAATATTTATCACTTTTGACCGTATCAAGCGCATGCTCAATTTTAATAAGCAACCATTCTGTTAGCTCTTTTGACTTCCTGTATCCCTCTTGAAGCTCTATGTAAGCGTCACCTTCTGAATTTGTAGAGCGAGGGGAAACTAAAACAATTGACTTTGACTTTCCTGGAAGCCCGTTTCTCTCTAAGTATTCTATTTCTTCTTCTTTTTGCTTTACCGTTTCTTTTAAGGCCCAATAACTATACAATAACTTTTCCGTTTTTTGAAAATAGTTAGAGCTATATCTAATATTACCGCCTTGTTGCAGGTCTTTTATAGTTTCTTTGACGATTTCAGCTATATAATGTTTACTTTCATCATCTACGCGCTGTCTTTCTGCATTTGATGGCTTCATTATCCCGCTCCTTTATATCATTTCGATGAAATATATTTTGCAATTTCTAAAGCTCGTTCCAGTCCGTTAATAACGTTTTTCAGGTTTGCGGCTGTGAAATGGTCTTGGAGGCATTTGTATTTCTCTGCATTCTGTTTTGTTTTGAGTATTTCCACTTCTAACGCCCTGATTATTTCTTTTTCCATCCGGCCCCGCTCCCGTACTAATTTTGTCAATCTTACTAATTATTGTAAGTATTATCAATGTTACACAAACAATAAGGGTAATCAACACGCTTTGCGTTATCATAATTCCACTCCATTCTTTATATGTTTTCTAACTTGACCTTACCAAAAAGGCGCGGAATGCTAACATT